CCTATTGACGTGGTAAGTATATGATAATTAATCAAGAAGGTGGTCCAGTTGTTCCAGATAAAACTATTGTTTTTTTCCCAGTAATTCCAAATGAAGGAGTTAAACCTTTTGATCTAAATGATATCGGATTATTTTTAAAGCCATTAAATACTGATCATAAAAGAGAATGGTTTACTTCACACTTTTATAAATGTTTACCACTCTCAATTGGCAACATGCAAGGATTTGTATTTAGTTTGCCATATACAATTAGTATTTTTTGGAATGGTGGAAATGAAACAAAAGATATTGAAATAACTTATTATGAAGATTTTATAAAATATAAAAAAATAAATTTTATATATCCAACCTCAGAATTTGGAAGTGGAATTTTAACAATTCATTTTCCGTTAACATTAAAAACTCCACCAGGAGTAAATTTAATGACAATTTCACCACCAAATTTTCCACTTCCTGGATTAAGCCCAATGACTGGAGTTATAGAATCTGATAATCTTAGATTTTCTTTTACTCTTAATATAAAGATAGATATACCAAACACAAAAATAATAATAGAACCAAACACACCATTAGTTGGAATAATTCCAATTCCAAGATATTTTTGTGATTTTTTTCAATTAAAAAATGCATATGACATTTTTGATACAAATGTTATAGAAGAAGAATTAAAAACAGTAAGGGAACATTTTGATAAAAGAGATTATTTTAATGAAAATAAATTAGATAGTGATAAAATATATTATTTAGGTGGTGACATTAAAGGAAATAAATTTAAAGACCATCAATTACCTAAAAAAAATAAAAATTAACTTTTAATTATATAAAGGATATACTAAAAATATGAAAAATAAAAAATTAATAAAATTAAATTATTATGCTATTAATATAATTAACAGATAGGGTATAATTAAACAATGTATAAAAAAGAAAAAGCAAAAATTGAATTTATTGCACGATTTAAAAATTTAACTGATATTGAAGAAATTAGGCCACAACCAGCACATAAATTTATTCCAGAATGGTGGAAAACAAGTCCTTGGGACATAGAAACAAATTTAAGTCATAGGCCAGAAGGACATCTAGTTAAACAGTGTCCAATGTTTCCAGATTTTTTTTCTTCAGGATATATATTGCCAATGTGGGCTGATACAATAATTTATTTTAATGAAAATAGCAAAGAGTGGCTTTGGAAATGTGGATCTACACAATCACCATTTAAAATTGATATTTTTCAAAACGAACAATTTTTAAAAAATCAAGAATATAAAATGCACGGCCTTTCTGCTAGTGCAATATTTCAATTTCATAACCCATGGCAAATAAAAACAACCTCAAAATATTATATTTTTCAATTGCCGTTATTTTATCATTTTAATAATAATTTTAGCGTATTACCAGGAACATATGATGCAAGTGTTGCCTTAACTAATAAACTAGAAGTAGCATATTTTGGTAATGCAAAAGAAATATTTATTAAAAAGGGAACCCCATTAGCACAATATATTCCATATAAAAAAGAAAAAATAAATTATATTATAAGGGAATTAAATCAAAATGATATTAATGAAAACGAGAAAGGAATTATAAAAAGAGCGACAATGTTTAAAAATTTTTATGCTAAAAATAAATATAAAGGATAAAAATAACAAAAATATTATTTAAAAATTGACTTTTAACTATAAAAGTTGTATACTAAATATATGGAAAACAAAAAGTTAGCCATATTTAAAAATAAAAAAATATAAGGAGCAAAAATGAAAAAAAATTTATTAATTTTTACAATGCTAATATCTATGTTATCTGTTATAAACATTTCACAGGCTAATGCAAACTGTAGCGCATCAGATCCATGTGGAACTTGGGCAATGTTAGATTCTCAAGGAACTGTTTCAAATGTTATTGTCTGCCAAGCATCCGTTTGCGGTGGCGGAACTTGGCTTGGGCAAACTGTTGTTCCACAAGTTGCACCAAACCCAGTAACCAATGATACATTTGCACAAGGTAGTTTTATTGGAAATAAAGAAACTGGATCAACAGTTACGTACTCAGAGGGAACTTTTACAGTTAATGATCCAATGATTATTAATAGATCTGAAACTGTTCAAACAAATAATACAACAACAGTTACACAGGTTGCAATTCCAGTTTTATCATCAACATTTACTTATGAAGATACAGTTGGGGAAAATTATAATACAATTCCTTTAAAAGTTGATGTTGTAAATCCAAATTTAAATACAGAAATTTCTGTAAAAGAAAGCACTAAAAAAATAAATAAAGTAGAAAAAGAAATCATTAAAGAGAAAATCTCTTATGATGAAAATGGAAATCAAATAATTACATATATTACAGAAATTGTTTTAGAGGATGAAGTTTTATATGAATTTAAAGAAAATAATATGAATTTTATTTCTCAAATAACTCAAAATCAATTTACTGATACAATTGTTGCATCAAATTTAAATTTGCTTAATAGCAAAATTAACACATTTTTACAATTATTGTCTGATTGGTTTAAAAAGTAATACATTTCGGTATGTACATTTGGATTGCGAAAGTAACTCAACGGTAGAGTACTACCTTGCCAAGGTAGATGTTGCGAGTTCAAATCTCGTCTTTCGCTCCACGCCCTCATGGTCTAGTGGTTATGACATCACCCTTTCACGGTGGTAACAGGGGTTCAATTCCCCTTGGGGGTACTAAAATTTGATATAATAGATTTGTACCTGCCAAAAGGGGGTACATAAATGAAACTCGCTGAAAAGGAGAATATAAAATGGTAAGTTCATTTGCGTTGGATCTTTTTAAAGATCCTTTTTTTATTGGTTTCAATCGTGAATTGGAACGTTTAAACACAGTACATAATCTAGCAACTCGTCAGGCATATCCGCCTTATGACATTATTAAAGTAGACGAAGATACATATAAATTATCTTTGGCCGTTGCTGGATTTGATGAAGAAAACCTTAATGTTTCGGTAGATAGTGGAACATTAATTGTTAAAGGTGAAACTAGTGATACAGAAGAGGGAGAAGTTGTTCATAAAGGAATTGCTTCTCGTAAATTTACTCGTACATTTGCTTTAGGCGAATATATGGAAGTAACTGGGGCAGAAATTTGTTGCGGTATGTTAAATATTAACATTGAACGTATAGTTCCAGAAGACAAAAAGCCAAAGCAAATTAAAGTAAAAGTTGCTAAATAGCCGATAAGACTGTATACTGTATATATGACCTGGACATGTCATAAAACTGTCCATATATTAAAGGAGTATTATGCCTAGATACGATTACAAGTGTTTTGTTTGCTCTTCACAGGTTGAGTTTGAAAAATCAATTGATGATGACAAGTATCCAATATGTTGTAATGAATCTATGCAAAGATTATGGAGTGCACCCGCTGCAATTTTTAACGGTAGCGGATTTTATTCAACCGACAACAGAAAGTAGATGTATAATAATATTATGACTAGCATTGTTCAAGAACATCCAAGCGTAGTTTCAAAACAATATATACTAAATGCCAATGATCGTTGTGACAAATGCCAAGTTCAGGCTGTAGTTAGAGTAAAAGGTTTGTCAGGTGAGTTAACTTTTTGTAATCATCATTATGAAAAAATAATGAATAATCCTGAGTCACACAACAAAATGATGTCTTTTTTAGTAGAGGTTCTTGATGAGCGTGAAAAACTCATTAAAAACAAGCCAACTGGGGGAATATAATGTATGAGTATTTTGTAAAAGAAGTAACAAAAGTTGTTGATGGAGATACTATTGATGTAGTTATTGATTTGGGGTTTGATATTTTATTTGCATCTCGTGTTCGTCTTGCTGGCATTGATACTCCAGAGTCTCGTACAACAGATAAGATAGAAAAAGTTCTTGGTCTTGAGTCTAAAGAATACTTAAAGAAACAACTTAAAGATGCAAAATCTATTGTCATTCGCACAGAAAAAATGAATTCATCTGAAAAATATGGGCGTATCCTTGGTTGGTTGTATATTAACGGAGATTCAGAATCAATTAATAATAAAATGATTAATGATGGATATGCCTGGGGATATCTTGGTGAAACTAAGATTAAAGACTTTGATTTATTAAAAAAGGTTAGGGAAAAATCTGGAAAATGAAAAAAATAATTGATAACATTAAAAATATAAGTATAAAGATAGCCATTAGAAAAGGTAAATTAATACTATATTTTACTGGAGATTCATGCTATCTATTAAAAGAAATAAAATCTGAATTAGATATAAAAGAAATGATAGGTAGTTGTAAAAAAACAACACCAGTTGTTGAACGTATGAAAAAAAATAAATATAGGATTAAAATTATAAATATAGATAAAGAAGAGTTTTTAACAAAAAAATTTAACATAAAATCTGTTCCAAACTTTGTTTTATTTGATAACAATTTAGAATTGGGTCGGATAAATGGGCCTAAAACAAAAAAAGAAATAAATGATTTTTATAATTACGATAAATATCTATACCGTAAAAAAAAGACTAAGTAGGATATATATATTATGAAAAATATTTTTTATTTTACAGCAGACTGGTGCCAACCTTGCAAAAAGGTAAAACCTATTGTTGAAGATATGAAAAAAGAAGGTTTTGAGTTTCAAATAATAGATGCAGACTACGAACAATTACTTGTTAAAAGATTTCAAGTAAAATCAATTCCTACATTTATTTTACTAGAAGATGGTCAAGAACTTAATCGCATAACTGGGGCAAAAACAAGAGAAGAGTTAGAAGACTTTATCAATTATGAAAAAACTATTCAAGAGAATATTTAATCCAGATGGGAAAAATATGACTTCAGATGAAAATGAAATTATTGAAAAGTTAATCCTTGAAGGGGCAATGGAAGTTGCTGGAATTGATGTTGAAAATGGAGAATTATTGTACTCATTTACTCCCAAAATTCAACAAGTAATGCCAGAACTATATCATGATCACATGAATTCTGTAAATGCTGAAATCCTTTCTTTATGGGAAAGAGGTTATGTAGATATAGATTTTTTAGCAAAAGATCCAGTAGTTACTCTTGGACCTAAATCTTTTAATAACACAGAAATATTAAAATTAACTAAGCGTGAAAAGTGGTCTATTGAAGAACTCAAAAGACTATCAGGCAAACATCAAAATAACTAAACTCTGATATAATAAAGATTATGCCATATCGTATAGGTGCTAAAGGTTCGTTTGGTTGTTCAGGATACCCTGCTTTAAAAGAGGGCACAAATGAAGTTATGGGCTGTCATAAAACTCGTAGTGATGCAGCAGCACAAATTTATGCAATTAATCGTTCTGAAGGCAACATAGGTAAAAATATGCACGAAATTAAAGAAGGCGATTTTGTTATGGGAACAACAACAGAAGGTCTTATTCATGGAATTGTTGAACACATTATGACTGAAGGTGGAACTCTTGGAACTCCTGGGTCTGAATATGCTTTGCAATCAATGCCACCAGAAAATCCTGCCATGTCAGTTAGAGTTTACGAAGAAGAAGATGGTAAATGGGAAGCAACGGCTTACAGCATTGGAATGATGTATGCAGATGCACAAAAAATAGATATTAATACACATAGCATGGATGCAGAAGAAACAATGAAGTCTTATCATTCAGAAAATGAAGAAGAAGATAAGTGGGACAATATGGCTAAGGCTTGTTGGGTTGGATATGAACAAAGAGGCATGAAAGAAAAAGATGGGCGAATGGTTCCCAACTGTGTTCCTGTTTCTAAACTAAAAGAAATGAGTGACAATATGGAAAAAGCAAAACCAAAATATGAAGATTTTATTAAACCAAGAAGCGGTGGCAGCGAACCTTCTGATCCAAAACTTTATGCAAGAGTTGTTCAAGCAGCAAAAGATAAGTTTGATGTTTATCCATCTGCAGTTGCTAACTCTTGGGTAGTTCAAGAATATAAACGTCGTGGTGGAACATATAAATCAGAAAATAAAACTAATAAAAGTATTTGGGGTGGTAGTTTGTTAGATCCAAAAGGTTTTATAAAATAATGGCTAATAGATCATCTGCTTCTTATTACTCAACTCATGGATTTAATCCAATGCAAATTAAAGATGGCAGAATTGTTCGTTTAAGAAAAGACGGTAGCGTTAAAGCGGACTTAGGTCCATACAAATCAAAAAACAAAAAGGTGGTAAGCAATGGCTAACAAAGAACAAAAAGGCAATGTTAATAAAAAGAAAGAGCCAAAGATGACTCTTAAAGAAAAACGTGCTATCAAACAAGAAAAGAAAAAATCAAAATGAGTACATTTTATTTTTTGCATTCATTAGCAATAGGTTTGTTAATGATTGGTTCATTTTTCTGGGGTAAGTCTTATGAAAAAAACAAGGTAAAAGAACATGGCTGATACATATACTCCAACATCTGGCATGAAGGCTGCTGCTCGTCGTGCATTAAAATGGAAAGCAGACGGTAAGGCAACAGGCGCTGGAACTCCAGTAGGTTGGGGTAGAGCAACAGACATAGTTGCTGGTAGGGCAATGTCTCTTAGTGTTGTTAAAAGAATGTTTTCTTTTTTTTCTCGTCACGAAGTAGATAAAAAAGGTAAGGGGTTTTTTGATGGTCCAGAATTTCCTTCTAACGGAAGAATTATGTGGGATGCTTGGGGAGGAGATGCAGGGTTCTCATGGAGCCGTGCAATTGTGGAAAGAGAAAAGAAAAAGGTAGAAAAAATTTGGCAGGGCACTGCCTTTGATCTAAAAAAGTAAGGGGGGTATATGGATAATTTAGAAAAAAATGAATTGATCCAGTTGTTAACATTTTATAAACAAAAACTATCTGATACAGAGTTGGAGTTATTAAAATTACAACTTGAGGTTAATAAACTTAACTCTATGGTTTTAAGTTTAACTAAGGGACCAGAGAAAAAAACTAAATAAAATGGAATATTTATTAATTATAGGCTTGACATTGTTGTGTTCTTGGTCTATAATTAAAATATCAAACAAAAGAAGAATGATATTTTTAGGCAAACATAAATATAGACAAAGTTCTATTTATGAAATGGTTAAAGATGTTATTCCAAAACAAACGTTTGATAAGCCTAAAGTTATAACGCAGTCTCAAAAACATATTCAAAAAAATATGCTTAGGGTAGTAATAACTGAAGGAAAAGCATATTGGATATTGGATAATGTTTTTTATACTGCAAATGCTATAAACGGCAGGGTAGATGAAGAAACAATAAAACCATTAGATGTTGAAGGTATGCCAGCAAAAGAATTAGACAAAATGTTATCAATACTTGATGACTTAAAACAAGGGGTAGGACCAAATGATAGTGGCAGTTCAGGGAACAAAAGAGTTTAACGACTACAACGTATTTTTACGTGCTATGAGTGTTGCCCTATCTGGAATGAAAAATGGAGATAATGAATTCATTATTTATTCTGTTGGTCCATCAAGAATAAATCATTTCGTTTCAGAGTTTTCTAATTTATCAGAACGTGGAATGAAAGCACGAGGTAAAAAAATTAAATTTTATAATGCAGCCCCAGCATGGTTAAGTGAAAATATAAATCAAATTAATTATTTTGCTTTTTTAAGTCGTCCAAAAGAACCAAAGTCAAAATTGGTTTTAGTTGCAGAAGCAAACAATATTGATGTTGGTCTTTTTAGATATTAGGAGAATAAAATGATTATTAGAAGTTTAAATACAATGGAAAAAATTGTAAACAAAAATGAAAATTTAGTTTGGCGTGGCTGGGATGTTATTGATTTAAAAGAATCAGAAATAGCAAAAACCTCTCCAGTAGGCATTAGAGTAAAAGATAAGTGGTATTTGCATAGAATTTATAAACCTGGTCGTAATGGTTGGGACATACCAAATAAGTATAAGGATTAGTCTTGAAACAGCATTTGTGGAAAGACGAAGCCGTATGTCTAGGTCTTGATACCAATATTTATTTTGACAAATATGAAGATCAAGAAGACTCTAGATATAATGTTGACGCACTTTGTAAACAGTGTCCAGTTAGAAAAATATGCTTTGCCAATGGTGTTTCTGGAAAAGAGTGGGGCGTTTGGGGTGGCGTTTACTTAGAAGGTGGAGAAGTTTCAAGAGAATTTAATAAACATAAAACTAAGAAAGACTGGTCTGAAACTTGGCAGTCTTTAACAATGGAGTAAAAATGAACAACATAGATAAATTTTATACTGACGTAAATATTTTTTTTGAATTAGAAAAAATTGATTTTATGAATCATGGCTATTACCCTACATCAAGTTTACTTAATGATAAAAATGAAACATTTAAAAATCAAAAAAGTTTATATTTGTCTTTGTTTAAAGATGTAGATACAAATAATAAAGTAATACTTGATGTAGGTTGTGGCAGAGGTGGGGGAATAAATACCTTAGATAAATACTTTAACTTTAAGGAAATTTATGCTTGCGATGTAAATGAAAAAAATATACAATATTGCAAGAATAATAATTCAAGCAATATTAATTATAAAACATTAAATGCGTTAAATTTAGAATATCCAGACAATTTTTTTGATATAGTAACAAATGTAGAATCTTCTCATTGCTATGAAAATCCATCCTTATTTTTTCTTGAAATAAAAAGAATTTTAAAACCAGGTGGAATATTTTTATATGCTGATTGTGGGGAAACAATTAAGTCTTTTCATAATTTCTTTTATCTATTTAAAAATATTATTTACAAAAATATTACAGAAAATGTACAAAAATCTTGTTTTGAAGATATAACTAATTTTAATAATTTAAATATTAAACAAGAGATTAAAGACTGGCTAGTATTTATTACTAAAAATAAGCATGATGAATATTTATTTAAAAAAGACGAATATATTTTTTATAAATGCTTTAACGATAATGAAAAGAATGGTAAATATGAATAAAGAAAAAATAATACAAATAGTTGGCTTGCCTGGTTCTGGTAAGACAGAAGTAGCAAAAGCATTAAAAGAACGCATTAATGCTATTCATCTTAATGCAGATGAGGTACGTGCTACAGTAAACTCTGATCTTGGTTTTACCGCTGAAGATCGCATAGAGCAAGCACGACGCATGGGTGAAATGGCTAGACTTATTGCTAAACAGGGAGTCGCTCCAGTAATTGTAGATTTTGTCTGTCCAACAGATGATACAAGAGAAGCATTTGGCAAGCCAGACATTTTAATTTTTATGGATACAATTCAAAGGGGTAGATTTGAAGACACAAATAAAATATTTACAGCACCGAAAAAGTTTGACTTTATGTTTTCTGATCATGAAAAAAATCCATACGAAAAAGCAAGTTTAATTATTTCTTTGTTTGAATTACATGATTGGTCTGCACCAACAACACTTATGCTTGGTCGCTATCAACCATGGCATGAAGGTCATCATGCTTTGTATTTACAGGCTGGAATGAGAACAAACCAAGTACTACTTGGAGTACGTAATACACATAATACTAGCGAAAAGGATCCACTTACATTTGATGAAGTAAAGGGTTATATTGCTAAGGATGAGTTTATGAAAGATGCAATGGTATTGCGTTTGCCAAACATTACTAACATTGTCTATGGCCGTGACGTGGGATATAAAATTGAACAAGTAGATTTGGGGGCAGACATTCATGCTATTTCGGCTACTGAAAAACGTCGTGAACTGGGTATCTAATGTTGGACACGGAATTGCAGATGCAGAAGATAGATTTGTTAAAAGCATGTTTGAAGAGGATATAGATCATGAAAGTAACGAAGACTAGATCATTTGTTAAAGCACTAAGTTATCGCATTTGGGGAACACTATCCTCTGTTGTTGTTGCTTATGTCATTACAAAAAATGCTTCGTTATCTATAACAATTGCTTTTTGGGAAACAGTTGTAAAAATATTTATTTACTATGGACACGAACGTGGATGGAATTATGTTCAATGGGGTAGAAAATGATGTATACAGACGAAATGCGTAGGGCTGTACACTCCATCACACCGCCTAAAGGATTTGGCATAGAGATTATTGACAATGAGCACTTTCTTACAGTAAAATTAGATGAAAGAAAATTTTTACACATGGGGCACGATGATAAAATATCAGCCCTTCAATATGTAGTAAAAATAAAAAAGGCTTTAGAGATAAACGGAGCAATTGTATTAGTTACAAGAGAGGCAGTAAAATGATTAAACAACTATTCAAAATTATTGTTTGTAAGGTTAAAAGTCATATCTTGGTTACTGCTGGAGCATGTCCCTTTACTGGGAAAAGTTATAACGCCTGTACAAGATGTGGAGCAATGATAGCAATATGAAAAAGAAAACAAAAATATTAATACTAATAACCTTATCCTTCTTAACTGCCGTAACGCTTTGGGCAGCATCCAATCTAAAAAGAATATCTGACTTAGATATTTTTGATGTAGAAGAGGACTAATGCAAACCTTTCTACCATACAAAGATTACGATCAATGTGCAGAAATGTTAGATAATAAAAGATTAAATAAACAGATATTAGAATCTTATCAAATACTAAAGGTGCTATCTGGCAAATCACCTTCTGGTGCTTGGCGCAACCATCCAGCAGTACTTATGTGGAAAAATGCTGAAAAGTCATTACGCACATATACAAATGCCATGATTAAAGAGGCTAGGCTTAGGGGCATTAGGACAGATGGCAATGAGGCTAATATAGAGGCTCTAGAGGCCGTTTCTAGGCATCTGTGGGGTACTGATAAGCCAGTCTGGAG